GGTTTATGTTGGTCCATTTTGTCCCCACAATCTTATTTTCGTATGTTACCATATTCGCCTCTTAGACTTCGTCGATTTGCCCACTTGTTAGCTAATTGCTATGGGGATTACTCACGTTTAGAATTTAATTCCTATATTTATTCTATGTTATATTGTGTTAACAATTTTGATCTGTACATATTCCATGATACTAGCATTAATGATATAATTAATTCAAAACTTGCATTGAACACTGAGATTTTTGCCGTTAAAGCGATGTCTGTGTTTTGTAAACAACCGATTACTAAAGGCATACACATAATCAACGCTATGTGGCTTGTGGCAACTAAGATTGATTATGATGGTGATCTTACTGGTAGATCTTTTGAACCGTATTATAATGAAAGTATTATTCCACGTTCTGAGCGAACGCTTGTTCTTGGGGAGTATAATTTAGCTAAAGCTCGCACTATACCTAGTGCCCCATTGTACGTTGATCATTACAATACTATATATTTAAGGTTTCATAAGTGTACGTATAAACCCGACAAAACCCAACGGGAGTATACTTTGCGAGCTCTGAATTATTGTCGATTATATTATCCAGATAGTAATGGTTTGCGCCATATGTTAATTATTAAACAAATCAAACAGATACAAGGATTTGTTACCGAATATGGTACATTCTTACATGCACATCGTATGATGCGCACTATGGATTCTTGGATTAAAGGTAAGTTTGGCGAGGTGATTAACAATGGTGAAGTTGTAGTTTCAGTTTATGGCTCTAGTTATAAACTTAAAAGGAAATTACCTGCACATGATGGTTATATGTTGTGTGAAGCTGCATCTAGTCCATGGCGGTGTTATAGAGTTACTGGTGCTGAATCGAATTTTATATGGTGTGCTAAGAAACTACATAACTTCGTGGTTAATTTAACATACACAATTTATTGTTTATGTTATGGGATTCTCTTTGGTGAAGCTATTCGTGTCGTCAAAGATGCGACTATGAACCACATTACTGAGCTTATGAATCCTGATTACAAACTCACTCCTGAGTATCAGATTATTTTAGTCGAGATGTTGTCAGTCATTAATTTCATATACTTTTGTATGCACAACCAATATAAAGTTGCGTTAACACATGCTGAATATTTGTTGGCAACCCGCAGTAATGAAATTCGTAGTGCTTTCCTTAAGATAGATTTTTCTAGAATCACCACCTCTGCTCCAACTACATATGATTTTGAATATAATGGAAAGGTTTATATGTGCTCATTTGGTCAGTACAACCAGATATGTCATGCTCATGCTGAAGGAGCAGATTTGGAGCCCTTGTTAATTAATATTTCTACAAGAGAAGGTAGTTTTGTTCCTGAAAATAAAGAATTGATTGATAGTTTATCAACAATCGCATCCTGGATTACTACATCTGGAGTTCAGAATATGAGTGATGAGGCTATGAGACATGCTGTTTTACAGATGCAGCTTAAAAGTTA